CTGCGACATTCCAGCTTGGCTTTACGTTCGGCAATCCGGTATGCATCATCCTGGAGAGATTTGATATCCTCTTGGACCATGCGCAATGCGTCAATGGTATACGTGAGAGCTAGATTCATGGGATCCTCCCTCAACCAAGAAAGACATAAATCAAGATGGCCAGGACAATCCCAAGGATGGACCCGCCGAAAAAGTTGGATGATGACTGCCAGAATTGCCACCAAGCCGTGAAAGGGTGATTAGGCATAGATTATACCTCCAAAGATAAAGGAAGGCCCTAGACGTGATGCTAGGGCCTTCCATGGGTGATTTGGTTGTGCCCTTTAATTCAAATTGCCGGTGGCGTATGCCTTGGGATGTGCCCGGAAGTATCGGAATGCTTCCTTGCGGCCTTGCTTCATCCCCTGAGAATACATTTCCTCAAGGGCCTGGGCTAGCTCATCAACCAGACAGACATCTTCCGCCCCAAAGCCAAGGGCATCGGCCAACAATTCAGCTTGGACATCCCACGGTTCCATGTCCGGGATGTCGGCAACGTCGACATCCGGCGGTTCGGGACTCTTTACCAATTTGACGATTCCAGCCGTTTTCGTGGCAATCTTGGATAAATTTTTGTCGGCAGGGACTTTCACATCATAATAATCATCATCCCCGTAAAGATCCCTGAAATAACCTGGGGATGATTGGGAGTAGTCATTCTTGTCCAATGGGCCATAACCCTTCCAATACTTTGAAATTGAATTCCGGCCCGCTAGTTTATCGCCGCCAATCGTCGGCAAAGTTTCCCAATCCAAAGTAAGGCAGACTTTACGTAAAGCCTTGAAATAATTGTAATCCAGGGTTTCCCATGCCGTATGATTGGCCTCATAGCCGATCGAAATATTAACAATTTCCTTGATTTGATTGAAAAATTCGCTAGAATCCGTGTAGGACCCAATAGCCCACGAATGGCCCATGCCGATGCGGCTGGCCAAGTCTTCAACGAATGTCCGGCTGGCCAGAATACCCCGCGCCTGATCGGCCACAATGTCTTTGGTCCCTTTTCGATCAAAGGCAATGCATCGGTCCAAGTCATGGATCCATGGATCGTTAACGGCAAACTTAGCGGGGAGTCCCCCGCATTCTTCCCCTTGGGTAAATAGATACAGGGCAGGAATACCAGCCAACAGAAAAGAGACAATCATGGCTACACCTCCGCCATCATCAACGCCCATGACGGCATTGTGTTCCACTGACCGGACAATGCCGGATGGCGTAATTTCGATGGGAATCTTGCCTTCAACACCCTTCTTTTCAACGGTATCCAGATGCGCGGCAAACATGGTCCGCGACTTGTCAAACCGGGTATCAATCCATAGTGATCCCAGCTTATCCGTTTTTACCAAGGATCCAGCCGGAGCCAGATTTATAATATGGTTGATCACCCCTTGGATACCCTTGGAATAGTTGGGACGTTTGGTGCTAAGAAGATGCCAAAGAATCGGCTCATGCTCGAATTCCGTATATTCGGCATTATTCTCATTATTTTCATTGGTTTTCATTTGCCACACTCCGCATGTTCGCCGTATACGGCGATAATTTCGTCTTTGGTTGCCTTCCGAAAACAATCTGCATAAGCGTATACATTGTGATTACCATTGGACCATTGGACACCCCAATTATCGCCATATTGGCTATCAATTTGTCCAATAATTCCAAAGGGATTATACTCGCTTTCCGAGTAATATTCATAGGTTTTCCGGGTCAAGAATACATAATCCCCTATAGCCGGTTTCCATGGTTCAATTTCTACCGGCCGGGTTTTGGCTAGGCAAACCAATTCAAAATGTTCCCGTTTGGGGAAATAGACAACGTGCCGATATTGTTCATATCGGACGCCATAACATCCATCTTCACAATCCCGGGTTAAAACACCAATCTTATCTCCCAATTCATTATCGGGTAAGTCATTTTCAATATAATGAATACCAGAATCCGTCATCTTGACTTGATCCCCGGGCATGGGCGTCCACTGTCGGTCATTCAAGGTATAATTGGTGCGGCAAAGATGAGTCAAAACAATCAACCCGTCTTTGATTCTAGTGCAAGTCCTCGTTACCAATGCCAGCTTACCTTTGAAAGATCCGCCAGTCATCTCAACCATCCGGGCCTTGAATTGATAATTTCCTTGGTAGTCCAAAGCTACATCTTCTTTACTGGCATAGCGGTAACAACATCCGTCTTTAACCCGGATAACGGTATTGCCTTCAATGTTCAAAACATACTTTTCATCCAAGGTATTCTCATCCGTTATATATGAAACCGCGCAACAATCGTTAACATGTTCTCGAATACCATTGACGGTAACGCAATCACTAATGGGAATATAGTCATGTTGCCGTTCAATATATTCGACTTCCGAGCGCAAATAGATATTTCCATGAATCCCAGCCACGGTATCTTCCGGCCTTGCCCAATCTCCGCCATATATGCGCACCATGCCCTCACGGTCGGGATGAGTCATATAGGAAAAGCCATTGGTATTAGCCATATCCCAATTACCATCTGCCGTAATGACCATGACGGTATCGTCGTCTTTCTTCATTTTGGCTTTTTTAACGCTGCCATCCAGATATGGACCGACATAACATGGTTGACCATTATTCTTTTTGTTTGGTATCAGGATCTTTTCCAACGCCTTGCCTTCCCAGGAATTGACCAATTCATAACCGGCATCAATCAACCATTTGCGCAATGCCGGATCATCGCCAATGGTAGTATGTTCGCCATTCGATGATCCATATATGCGGATAAAGGTTTTTTCATCGGGCCGGATAATACAACGGGACTGGCCTACTCCCTTGGCATCGGTTCGAATTGCCATTGCCCATCCTAGACGCGAAGTATATGCGGCATAGGGATGATATTCACGGTCCCGCCATTGGTTCTGGCATGGATGCATACAGGAATGAGCATTAGTATTATACATAGATGCGACTAATTCTTTGTTTGTGACGATCTTAAAATACAGTTTGTTCTTATCAATATGCATCCGGACCAAAGTTTCAATTTGATCCCCGGTAAACCCGGGAAAATGTTGATGAATATAGGCCCCTAATTTCATTTCAGACGGTTTATTGTTGCGGCCGTCTTCAATCGAACGGAAATAGAGAATGCGTCCAGGATCCCCGTTTTTTTCAAATGGCCATTCAAGAGTAAAGATACTACAATATTTATCTCCAGCTATTTGTGCAACATCCGCGCCATCGGTTTGACGGATATTATCCATTTCCGTTCCGATGCATTCCATGATTACGGAATGTATTTGCCCGGATAACATCCCATACGCCCATTTTTCTCCAATCCATCTATTACTATTAATAATACCATCATTCGATTTTTTATAATTGGTTTGTGCTGCCATTCGGAGATGTTCGGCAATCCAGTTTAAAGACGTTTTCATTTGATCCTCCGTTAAAAGCCATAATGGCCAATGGCAGGGTTAATAGCCATCGGCACATAATTATGGGTATGAATATAAATGCGCTTGGTAATCCGGTTTATGGCTTGTCGAATAATGCGGTTATGAGCCGAATATCTCATGGTGATCTCCAAAGGGCGGGATTGCCCAATCATTACCATATTGGTAATGAAACATGGCCAGAGTAAACATGAAGTCTAATCCAGCCATGGTTCATCATCTGATACGGTATGGTCTAAATGTCATTGATGGCGGCCAGAATTTCGTCCAGCTTGGCCATGATCGCAGTCATATCGACCGGGGCCGTGGCGGCAGTCGGAGCGGGATCCACGATGGGCTCCGGGGCCGTGGTAATCTTGCCGAAAAGGGCATAGACCAGCCGGACTTGGGCGGCAAAGTCCGATGCATGAGACCGAGGCCATTTGTCGCCCGTGGCAGGATAGCCGAATGCCTGGGAAGCGAATTCCAAGACATCGGTGCCGGACAGGCCCAGCAGGTCGAAAATCTGCCGATTACGGGCCGTTCCGGATTGGACCAAAACTACCTTCCCGGCTTCGCTATTCTTCTTGAGCTTGGCCACGGTATAGGTGAGAACAGTTCCCCGCACATCAAAGGCCACGGTATCGCCTTCACGAAGACGCTTAGGGGTATTGGTGATGTCGTAATGGGACATGGTGTATCTCCAATTGTGGGTTATTCCCACATTCCAGACCGGGATTGGCACTGGACGAATAGCAACGCGCAACAGATTCGCCATTCGTTCAATGTCAGTTATCCCCTGCCGGAGCCGGAGCCGTAGCCGGAGCCGTAGCCGTCGCCGTAGCCGTAGCCGGAGCCGTCGCCGTATCCGTAGCCGGAGCCGGAGCCGTAGCCGTCGCCCCTGCCGGAGCCGGAGCCGTAGCCGGAGCCGTATCCGTCGCCGGAGCCGGAGCCG